GATTTCTATACTATAGAGACTATATATAATGGTATGAGATTTAAATGTAACTGTTATAATTACAAGACTGATTTTATTATACCAGCTTTTAATGTAAAAACAGGCATGCAAAATCAATTTATAACTTTCAGTGATGGTACTAAAGTATATTATGAATACTCTAATGAAGTAAATCAAACTACTGTATCCTTTGGTGTAAAACGCCATAACAGAAATAAGTTTGAAGAAGCTATTGAAGAGCAGCTGATGTACTTTGATAACGTTAATTTTAAAATTATAGATGAAGATGAATATCCAAGGGATGTTAATTTTAAAACTGAGGTATTATATAACTCTAAGAATATAATTGTTGGTGACAGTTATTATTTTAGTAAGCCTCACATTGTTCTTGTAAAAGACAAAGAAGCTTCTACAGGTATTAACTATGGTTATATTGATTTTAAAGAACTAGAAATGGAGCAGATGTATGGTTGTGTTGCTTTCAAATGTCCAGCTAGACAAGTAGTTACTAATGAAGACGGAACTGAGACTGTATTACAGGAGGGTGTAGATGTTACTCCATCTCGTGAGAAAGTTATATGGAATGAATCAACTAAAAATTACATTAAAAGTGTAATTAAATCAGCTGCAGAAGAAGCTAGTGAAATGGTAGAGAAACAGCTAGAAGAGACTGATTTCTTAAAGTGGATTGATAAATGTAGATCTATTATAGCTGGAGACACTGATGATAGAATACTATCTAGAATTGCACGTATTATTGATAAAAATGAGATTAAGCCTAAGTTTGGTCCTGATCCTAGAATTAAATATAGTCATATAACTAAGCTATTTGAAGGTTTAAAACTTATGAGACCTTTTAGGCTAGCTAATGCTATAGAGCGTGAGCCTGTAAAAGATTGGCACAGTTTTGATGCTAAACATTTTTATGCTAGAGAAGAGCAATTTAGTAAGTATAAAGATGTTTATCTAAGACAACTAGGCCAAGAACATGCTGATAAGAATAAAGTTTGTACTTATAGCTTAGTAGATCTTGATGAGTTTTATCGTGAGGATATACTTAAAGCTACATCTGAAACACAGATGTTGATCTTAAAAGATAAAGCTAGGGTAAGCGCTAAAAGAACTGCTATTCTAAACTTTATTACTAAATCTGAGTGGTATAAAAACTATGATAGTGTAGAAGTACCAGAAGATTTTATTGTAGAGTGTAAAGAAATAGAAGCAGAAGACGAAGAAAAGTCTAAGTTTACTAATCTTTCAGCTGTAGATAGACGTGAGATAGAGAAAAGAATGGTAGCATATACTCTTAGGTGGGATCACTTAAAAGAAGATAACTTAACTTTAGAAAAAATAGAACCTAAAGCTAAAGATCTTATGTCTAGTTCTACTCGTATTTATTATTGTACTAAAGAAAACGAAGGTAAAATGAGAGCAGCTGCTTTATTACTTAAAAACGTTGCTCCACATTTTAAAGAAGTTTATCCAGAAGCTGGATGGTCTGATAATGGTAATCAAAGAGAAGCTCCAAATTACCCTATCTTTTGGTATGAGCATCCTCCTGTTAGATTTATGAAATGGGATAATAAAGGTCAGTATTATGACTGGGCAGTTAATCCTGTACAAGGATGGGACACACCACAGCTGATACGTGTTAGTCAAAATAAGGTTAAGTTTATTACACAAAACCCTAATGTCAAACACATCGATGAACTATTTTTACAACTAACAGATAACAATGGATATACTATGGACAATTCACTTATTAAATATTACACAGCACATAAACTAGAAAAGATAAATAACTTTAAATTTCTGCAGGGACTTAAATGTATACACCCTACATTACAAGAAGATTATTGCGAACTCATGGATTTGAGGAATGATAATTATTCATATTATGAATACAAAAGAGTTGCAGAGATAGCACCAGCTATAGTTGAACATATGGATAAAGTATTTGAATTTCAAAAGTTTATAACACAGTGTGATGATGAAGATTTGATAGCGCAAAAGTCTAAAGAACTGTTTGTTTTATCAGATATTAGTGAGGCTAAAGCTGCTGATTTGACTATATTAGCTAAGTATGATAATATAGTAGAATTTGCAGAAGAAGTTAAACCGCTACTAGATGAGCTAATGTGTCTTGAGAACAGAGACTGTACAATGTCCTCTGAACTTGAGAAAGAAGTTAGAGTTTATCTAAGAGCTAAATCTAGAGAAACATGGGAAAGCTAATAACTAAAGACATTAGAAAGACTTTTAAGATCCGTCCCTCTGGTAGGTCGACGGATTTTATTTCTCCTAGTTTTGGTTATGGCTGTTTGTATAATTGTTCTTACTGTTATATGAAACGTCACAAAGATAAAGGTTTGTCTGTTGCTGTAAACACGGGTGATATATTGACAGAAGTTAATAATCATGCATACTTTACACCAGTAGACAAACCTAATCAGACGCATCCAGAATTTACCACTTATGATATTAGCTGCAATGAAGATTTTGCATTGCATGCTAAGTATCATGACTGGGAAAGAATATTTGAATTCTTTAGAGATCATCCTGTAGCTATGGGTAGTTTTGCAACTAAGTTTGTAAACCCAATGCTAATTAACTTTGATCCTAAAGGTAAAATACGTATTAGATTTAGTCTAATGCCACAACATAAATCAGATTTACATGAGCCAGGAACTACTAAGATCATTGATAGGATAAAAGCTATCGATGCCTTTATAGAAGCAGGCTATGATGTACATGTAAATTACAGTCCTATTATTGTATACGATGGTTGGTTACAAGACTATGAGTATATATTTGATATGATGAATGATTATGTTGGCTACAAAGATCAAGTTTTATCAGAGTGTATATTTTTGACACATAACTTTAAAAAACATACTGTAAACTTAGACAGACATCCAGAGACAGAAGTAGATCTATGGGTTCTTGATAAGCAAGAAATAAAAAAGTCACAGTATGGTGGAGAAAATATACGATACAAACTTGGACAGAAGTCTGAATATATTAAACAATTTAGACAAATACACGAAAGTAAAGTACCTTGGAATACTATAAGGTACATTTTTTAACCAATTAAATAGATAATATGATAACAATTAATGTAATAGAAGATAAAATCTGTGGTAATTATGGGGAGCACCCATTCACAGTAGAGTACAGCAAAGAGCTGTATGATCAAATGCAAGAGCTTGCTCAGCAAGCAAACAGTGTAACAACTATGGAAAACTACAATGAGTTGATAAAAGCTTTTGAAACGTTAACTATAGTAGATTACACAAAGACAATCGAAACCAAATGTCCGTATGTACATGTAAACAAAGGAACAGGAGAGTTCTTTCTTAAGCACGAAGGTGTAGTATCTAGTATACCTATGCCACAAGCGCTTGTAGACAGAATCTTTGACTCTTTAGATAAAGAGTTAGACTTTATGCCTTTGGTAAAAATGTGGACACGTTGGTTGAGAAATCCAATCTTGTGGAGAAAGATGAAGCAAGGTCATGGAGAAGATTTCTGTAATAGATTCTTTAATTTTGTTAATATGCAATATGTGCATCCTAAACATAAAGAAGATCTTATGGAAAATCATGGATTAAGCGAAGATGCGGCTAACAAAAGAGCAACAATGTACCAAATGAAAATCACCCATGAGGGATTACTAAATGGTTACAAGGTCTCTAGAGAAGTGCTGCATAAGTTTAATTCAGAGTGGGTTGTACTCACAGACTTGCTGATTGGAGCCAGGTTAACGTAAATGATACGACGTCATGCGTTAAGGGGCTTCACATCGGCGGGTTAAAGTATATTGCTTTTTACAGTGGAGAAATTCACAACATCTTTGTAGATCCTATGCATATCGGGGCTGTGCCTTGTGATGAAGACGGCGCTATTAGATGTAAGCAATACTTTGTTCATTCTTCCTTAGTAGGTGTGAATGGATCTATTTACCATAGCTCTAGTTACGCAGCTATGACAGATGCAGAGTGGGACGATATGAGATCCCAAGCTGTACAGGAGCGAGCTGATAAAAAAGCTCAAAGTGACAAGGAAGTTGCTGAGCTAAATGCTCTGTAGCTAGTGTTTAATTGGTAAGATATAGGGGGAGTAACAGACCTCACAGAAGATACTGCTCCCCTTTATATCGATACCCTAAAATTTAAAATATGACAAGAGAAGGCGTCAAGAGAGACGATATGATAGCTCTAATAGATGGTGATAGTTTAATCTATTATGAGATGAAAAAAGACACACTAGAAGAAGCACTAGCAGGTATTGACATGAGAATTAATCAAATGTTAAATATTACAGGATGTAAACACTATGCCGGTTTTCTAACACAAGGTAAATGCTTTAGATATAATATAGCAACTACAAAACCCTACAAACATAATAGAAAACGAGATGCATTACCAATTATATTCCCTGCAATTAAAGAGTATTTAAAACAACACTGGAAGTTTACATTTATACCGGAACTAGAAGCAGATGACTTAGTATCAGTGTATCATGATCCTATTAAGACTATTATATGTAGTCCTGACAAGGATGTGTTATATCAAAACAAAGTATCTAATTATAACTATGGTAAAGGTGAATTTATAGCTGTAGATGAGAGTGAATCCCTACGTTTCTTATGGAAACAAGTATTAATGGGTGACTCTACAGATGGTATTACTGGGATCCCTAAAGTAGGGCCTAAAACTGCAGATACATGGTTAGAAAACCTTTTACCTGTAGAAATGCCTACATTTGTTTTAAATAAATACATAGAAAAGTTTGGAAATTCTGAAGGAATTCATAGATTTACAGAGACCTTTAAGTTAATATACATACTTAAAACTAAAGAAGATGTGTTAAGAGAAACCGGTATAGAATTACCTGATTTAATAACACATAAAGTTGAATTTTCAAATCAAGAAGAACTATGGTAGTAGAGTGTGACAATTTAGTATACAAACCTTTAAATGCATTGACATTTAGAATTACAGGCAATGTAACTTGCTTAAAACCTATTAAAAAAGACAATGAAATTATAGCTTTAGAAGGCCCTGATAACCTTAATATACAATTAGGGTTTACAGTTCCTATAAAGAAAATAAAATATAAAATTAACATCATAGAGCCTATAATTGGTGACGATGCACGGACAATAGCCTATGATGTATCAATTGCTAAGAGAACAAAGGCAACAACATTTGTAATGCCTATGTTACCTGGTAATAAAAAATTATATTTTTGGAATACTTTCTTTGTAAATTGTTTTATAGGTACTCCAGAAGATACTAACTGTATAGCTTTGCTGTATAGATGGTCTTCTGATACAAGATATATTAAGTTTGAGAAAATTATGAAAAGTGTAGAATTCTTTAAACGTAGATATGACCCTAGCCCTAATTATGTAATGTTTGTTTTTAATATCCCTAAAGGATATAAAAGAGAATACAGGGCATTTATGCTAGGTAAATATTCTAAGTTTACGAGAGACTATAAGTTAGATATTCTAGACTTTCATCATGCTGATATAGAAGACGAGATGGGTCAGATTATATTTAAAAGTGACAAACGTAGGAAATTGTTAGAGAAACGATTGAATGCGGACTTGCCAGAAGAGTCAGAGCTATTAAGTATAATAAATGTAGAAAAAGAAACATATGATCCTGAAATTTATAAACTAAAAAAACTACTATGAATATAAATGATATTGTAATATTAAGAAAACATGATCAACATCATCATCGAGGAGTTATTGGGAGTAGGTATATAGTTACGGAGATTAAAAAGACAGAACTTAAGCTATGCGCTGAAGAGTCTAATGATCTTTGTTTCTATACTAATCCTAATAATGTAGAACCTTTAGTACAATGCACAATACCTTCTTGGGTAGAAACAAGTACGCACTCTGATGATTTTGCAGACAAACTAGACAAAGTATCTAGTGAGGTTGTAGCATTATTAAAGAGTAAAAACAAAGCTTATGGTAACACGGCTCTAGATCCTGTACAGATATTTAGCAGGCTTGATGCAACAGAGGCTATCTGTGCACGTATAGATGATAAAATCATGCGTATAAAAAACAAAGGTATAAATGATCAAACTGAGGATACAGTTGATGACCTTATAGGTTATTTATTGTTGTTAAAAATGAGTATGCAGTAATGGTTATTATTTGGCCATCATAAAGAAAGGGGCGTTGCCCCTTTTTTGTTGCCCCTAGCTATTCTTTTATTTTTATAGTAATATCATGTGGCGCGTACTCGTTACCACCAAAGTATGGATATAAATAATATCTTCTAATTAATCCCCAGTAACCTTCTGGCCTACGTCTAACCATTGTAGTATCACTATTTATAACTATAACATAATAAAATGTTGTGATGTCTATCATAGCGCTATACACTGTATTGGGTTCTATAGTCCTTATTGTAGCAGAGCTATGCCTACCTTCTTCATGTCTTAACCAGCATAGTTCTATTTCATTATCTATGTAGCGCCATCCAAGACGTATAGAATACTTTTGATGTCTTACACCAAAGTCACTCATACCATAAATCTTGTTTACATCATGCTGATTTTCTGGTACTTCTGTATAATATTCTGCTGACTCGTCTAATATAAAATCAAATGCTAGCCTGGAGTTGTTTGGATGATTAATAAAGTTACCAGAACTATGCTCACCTGCTGGTATAACATAAGTTCTAAATCCTAAATCATCAACCTCTTTACTACAAGCTACTATAAATAAAAATATTAGTACTATTCTAAGGTAGTGAACCATTTATAAGCTTCTTCTGGAGTTTTTGATTTTTGCAAGCCTCTAAATATTGGTAATAAATCTTCAAAATCTTTTCTTATCTTACGGTCTCCTTTTTGGAATCTACCGGTTTTTCTTTGATAAAAAATAGCAGAGTCATCAATAAATGGATCTCCTAGTATGTATCTAGTCTCACGTAGCATTTGTCCTAGTAAATCACCACCTTTTAGTATTGGCCTAGCCGTTGCAGTAGGAGACTGTAATATTCTAAATGCCTCTGACAACCCTGCACCTGGTAGCGGTGTCCATTGTTTAATCTCTGTTTGGTATCTTTTAGCTTGATATAGTGCAAAGTTACTTAACCATGATTTATCTTCATCATCAAGATCTGCTAATGCTGCTACTAATGCCATGGCTCCCATTAAAGACGCTAGTTCTACAGATGTTCTTTTAACATTTTGTTGTTCCATCTCAGTCATATTAGTATATGCAAAAGATTTAGTTGATACACTTTCTGCTATAAAATTCCAAAACGATACATACATACCTTGTGTAAGAACACCTAATTCCTCATCTACATGCACTGTAGAACTTCCACCGTGACCATACCTTCTCCTGATCCCAGGCGGCATCCAGTTACGGAACAGCATAAATAGTTTACCCCACCATCTTCTTTGTAACATATTAGTATGCATCTTACCTTTTATCTGGTTAGTTCTTCTACTTAATCCTTGTAGTTTTGTAATAAAGTCTAATCTATTAAAATTAGATTGCGCTTCATCAATTCTAGGATCTATAGACATCTTACCGGTCTTTTCATCTACTATAAGTAAGTCATATAAATTAGCAGGTTTACCTTTTTCATTTAGTATTACATTACCATCACTGTCTTTTAATGTACCTTCTAAGTTTTTCATTACTGCTAGCATTCTTGTAGCAGATAATTCATGCTCAGCTGCTTGTTGTAAAAACAATAGGTTACCAGTTCTTGCTGCTTTTCTTCTTTTACCTCCTACTATTTGATTTCCTTCAGTATCTGTAAACTCTGTTAAAGCATCAAAATACTCTACTGCTTTTGCAATTTTACTTTTTGGGTCAAATCTACCTATGTCTGTAATAGCCATACCTGATCCCCAGTACTGTCCTTTTGCCCAAGCCATATCAGACTTATTTAAAAATTGTCCAGCAAATGCTTCTTGTAACATCATCATGTTATCTAATATAGACTGGTTAGCTCCCTGTAGTAAGTTAAACGATAGCGTACTCATTGCAGTAAATGCATTTATTGTACTTACTGCTTGATTGGCAGAGAATGTTTTACCAAATATTGTAAAGTCTTGCTGTAAATTAGTTTGACCAAACATTACAGAGTCTAGCCATTCTTTTACATGTTGATAATTGTAACTTTCACCTTCTTTTAATTTAGGCATAGATATACCCATATTTTCTGCAGCTCTTTGTATTAGCTGTATACCTGCTGAGTTAGTTTCTAGAGTCTTTCTATTTTTTAATATTTCTTGAAACGTCATAACTTGTCCTAATATTTCACTCTTAGTTTTAAAGTTATGTGCCATATGTCTAAATCTATATAAACTACTAGCTACATCTTTTGATACTTCTTTAGAAGGAACTCTATTAGTAGCGTAAACAGGAACTCTTCTCTCTGCATCTTTATTGTTTTGATCATAGGTATAATAATCATGATTAGTTTCTTGTATAGTAAATCCATCTTTAAGCATATCTCCTACAGCATTGAAAGTGCCATTTTCTTTTGCTCTATCATAATCTTCTTTTCTGTATGTTGGCATTAAATACGAGTACTTGTCCCATGTATTTTTATCCATACGTTTTACACCTATCATTCTCTGTGCTTCTTGGACCTCTTGTAATACAAAATCATAATACTTTTTTAATCTAGGGTCATTTTGTATTTTTATGTACTTTTCATTAGTATAAACTTTAGGATCAGGTTGTACCCAATCACCTGCAGGCCTACCATCTATATAGTTTTTACTTAAAAATTTATTTAATTCATTTCTACGTATTTGAGCCGATAAATATGCTTCTGTATTGATTAGTCCTTCTGCTTTTAACTGCTTAAGTATAGACTGTTGTACTTTTAACTCTTTTCTTATTGTTTCTAGCTCTTTTTCCCATCCTTCAATAGGAGTACTATTTTTTTTATTCCATTTAATTATATCTTGTTGATACTTTCTACCTTTAATACTATCTATCCATGTACTAAATTTTGCTTTATACACTTCCATATCATTATTAAAATCTGCAGGCTTAGGTTTGTCATATTTTACATCTAGTCCTTCTTTGTAGTTTTTAAGATCACCATAATACTTTTCTTGGTCAATTGGATTAACAAAAGCTAATCTTTTCATACCATTTATAGTTATTTCTTCTAGTATAGGGTCATTAAGGGTAGCTACATCAGACTCATTTTGACCTGCTGCAAATTCTTCATAAATAGGAGCTAGTTTAGACTTAAGATCTAATGTTAAATCATTCTTTTCTAAATTAGCTTGTTGTACTACTTTAACTAATAGTTGTATACCTCTATCACTAGAATAAGTAATAGGGTCAAAGTAAAAAGAATATCCACTCTTATCTTTATGTGCGGTTGTTAGTTCTTTTACAAGATCACCATAACCATTAAGCTGTCTTTGTTTCCATTGCTCTGCATTTAACTTAAGTCTTTTTTCTGTTAACTCTTCTTTTGTAATCTGGCCTTTGGTATATCTTTCAGTAAGTTGTATCCACTCAAGATCCTGTCTTCTAGGTCCTACTAGTCTCTTGTTTTGTTCTATATTATTTATAATTTTCTGTATCTCTGGAGGTAAATTTTTATTTGATAGTCCCATTAAAGACATTGCCTGCATAGGTATAATATCATCTTGAAAGTTATTATCTAATAATTCTGCTTGATCTATAATTTCTCGTATCCTATCTTCTAATTTATCAAACTTTTCTAAATCTTTTATTTTACCTTTATCTTTAGTAGATAGCATTAAACTTTTAATACTTTGAAACATCTCTAAACCATCAATTTTCTTTTTTAACTCCCACATAACACGCAAATTAGCTGTAGTACCTCTTTCTTCTATTGGTAAAGACATTAGTTGTTTATACGAAGTCTTAGCTCTAGCTAATGACGCTCCCATAGCATCTACAAGTTTAAATAAATCTTCTACTTTTTTTACTTTTTGTAAACTGTTTTGCAGTCTTATCAATGTAAACTTATCGTCTTCGTTAATCTGATCTTCTGGTAATTGATTTATTTCATATAGTTCAGATTCTATTCTAACTCTTGCGTTATCTACTAGTTCTTGTAACCTTTCTTCTTCTTTACTAGCTTGTATATAAGAACTTAGTGGGTTTATCATATTATCTGATCTTAGTTCCTGAGCAAACATTTCTTCTGCAAGCTGTGCTGCAGCGCTTGGGTTAATACCAAATAATTTACCAATAGCTCTAAACAATCTATTAAGTGCTCTTTGTATTTTATTAGGATTTTTACTAACAATTTTAGCTCCTTCTAATCCAATTGCGGTAGCTAGTACTTCTTTATCTAGTAGCTCGCCGTATAACTCAGGGTATGCTTCTTGTACTTGTTTATATAACGGTGTGCCTTTTAACTCTGATATAGCTCGTGCAACAATAGGATCACTAATTCCTAACATATCTATATAAATATGCCCAAACTCATGATATGTTGTATCTTTTCTAACTTTTTCTGGATTAATTCTTATTGTAGGATTTTCTCCTTCTATAGCTGCATCTACTTGACCTATATTATCTATACTAGTATCAAATTCAACATTAACAGTAACACCAGCTTTAGCAAAAGAGTTTTTTAAATGGTTAGCTATCCTGTAAACATTTTCCATCTCATCTTTTTCCATAGCAGAAAATTTACTATTACTAGTATTTTCTCTTCTAGCCATTTCATCTTGATAGTAATCTCTAGTATTAGGATCAGCGCCTGCTACAAATCTAACATACTGATCTATATCAACCTGGTCTGATGATGTAAGGTCTGCATTAGCTGTACCTTCAGCTTTTATATTTTCTAATAAATCTTTATTTATATTTAATACATATAAAGGAGCTGCTTCGGACCATATGGTTTTAGGAGTCATTTTTACATACTCTGTACTAAAAAGTCCAGGGTGCTTTCTATCTATTCTTTTTAGTTCTCTTAAACTACGGTGTACATTAGGGAGAGTTAAGAATATAACATCATTACGTTTTGTAGCTACTTTATGATCTTTTAATATTTTATATACAGAGTCTACATTTTTATTTTCTACTGTATCCATATACCCAAATAAATCAGTAAGTAATTCATTTACTAATCCGGTTTTTTTATCATAATATTTACACGACATATATTTATTTTTTACGACAAACTTTTATTGGATCATCTATGTCTGTATCTTCATTTGTATCTGGAGTCATAGAAATATACCCGTCTACCGGTTTATCTGTTGTTGTTGTTTGCCCTTGGTTTTGTTTAAATACACTCTTTTGTTCTACATCTGTAGTTCCTACTTCTAAAATTTTATTTTCTATGCCTAGTGGTGCTAATTGTTTATAGCTAGATCCTCCTCTGTAAACATACATAACACCATTTTTTGATTTAAAATATTTTATATATCCAGTCTGCTCATCATATACTCTAGAATCTAAATCTGGAAAAGTTACTTCTCCTCTTACAACTCCTAAAGGTAGTTTTACAGTTCTTAGTAGTTCAACTCCTCCAGGCCTTCTAGTACCAAAGTTTCTTACAAACTCGTGTGTAAAGTTAACAAAACCTAAGTACTCAGGAACAGTTAATTGTGTTATTTCTTGTTCAAAAAACTCTACAGGTGATCCTTTCCCTGGATTTAATATGTCTGTTGTAAGTGCTTCTGAAGGAATTAAATCTATGTAACTACCATATGTAGGGAAGAAGCCGCTAGTTATAAATTGATTTGCTACTAAATATTTACCAAATGCACTTATTTCTTGATTTGGGTCTTTTATTATACTTAGTAAAGCATTACTTAAATCATTTTTATCTGCTACTGATAAGTTTATACCGGTGTCTAATTGTATTCTAGCTAAGCCTGTTTCTTTATTTGAAGGATCTTCTCTTAATAATCTGTAGAATGCATTATTATTTAACTTAGGATGTTTAAGTCCTATGTCTCTAAGTTTAATTACTATATTATTTTTGCTTTCTGGTGTATACAATCCTCGTATTACAACATCAGACAGAAGCCCTGCTTTATCCCCTATTTTTTGCATTAAAGGACTATGAGGTTGGGTCATTAGTGCTCCATACAACGCTCTAGATATAAATTTATGCTGTCCTGCGGTAAGTAATTGTATACCTAAAGCTTCTTTTATATGTTGTTTTTTGGTGTTAAACGCTGTTGTGTTTTGTATAAATCCTAATTGACTAGTATTTTTTATTATAGTATCTAATACTCCTCTATAAGCGCTACCCATTGGACTTAAAGGTTTACTACTGCCTAGCTGATGAGTTATATAATCCTCAGCTCCTTCTATTATACTATTTTGACTATATAAAAAATAAGACTCTTCATCTATCCATGCGTTTATAGAAGATAATTCATTTACATTATCTATATCCCCTGGCGTAATTATTTTATATACTCTTTGCATCTGCTTACCTGCTCTATAAAAATATGCAAAGTTTCTTAGTATGTATTCTTGATCTAAAGATTCTTCCTTTAATTGGGATAGAGTCATAGGTTGAACAGGGGCTTTCTGTCCTATTTTAATTTTTGATACTAATTTATTTGGAGATACATCATTTAGTTCTGCATCTTTTATTAAAGCTTTAATACTAGGTTGTGCTAAAAAATATACTACTGTTTCTATTGGAACACCTACACTTAATAAAAGACCGGTTACAGGTATAGTATATACATTATCATTTATATCTATTTGTATAGGTGCTTTTGCAGCATCTACTGCAGCTGATAAGTATTGTGATATATTAGCATCTGTAAAGTTACCTTTTACATCTTTTGTTTGTATATAAGGCATACGCTTACCATCTATAATAGGGGCATATTCAGTTCTTACTGTTAAACTCCCTAGTTTTTCTGCTGTATTTCTACCTTTAATAATATTAGAATGTAATCCTCTACCTGCTATACCCATTTTTTGCCTGTTTTCCATATCAAGCTCGATTAAAGGGTTATTATAATTTATACTAGTATCTACATTACCAACAACTTTAGCTAAAGCTTTTAGTTCTTCATTAGCAACAGGAGTCATAACTTCTTCTAAATGTTTTGGATCTAATAGTATTCCTTTTAGTACTTCATAGATAGTATTATTTCTTTTTTGTCTTTCATTAAGCTTACCAACTTCTTTAAATATAAGGTTTAGTTTATCTATATCAAAATCACTACCCATTTGTACAGTCAAAGCTCCAGGAACCATAATAGCTTTTTCATAAGATTCTGGTAAAAAATCTACAGTTCTAAATACCATCGCAGAACTCTTACCTTGTTGTGGTATACGGAACCCTATAAACTCTAATCTAGGATCTCCTTCAAAATCTGCAGGTGTTGCCTCTCTAGGGTTGCCTTCTTCATCTGTAAAACCTTCTAGTTCTTTTTTTGTAAATCCAAGAGTACTAGCTTTTATTCTTACTTCTGCACCTCCATTTTCTCCATTATACATTCTCAGCTCTCCACTAAGATCATGCCCTCCTAGTTCTGCTATTTGTACAGCTTCTTGCCCTTTCAGTGTCTGTTTATATATTTCTTTATTAAATACACCTGCTATAATAGTTTCAAATTTAGCTGCAAGAGTTGGAAAACCTAAAGGTATTCTAAATTTATAATCAAATGGTCCATTAGGTACAATGTCTAGCCCATTTAAATAGTTTTGTGGTAAGTCACGTTCAACAACTTCTTGTTCTATTTTAGATCTAACAGCTTTAAGATGTGCTAATTTAGCTTCTTTGTGCTCTACACTTTCTTTGTCTTTTATTCTATTTAGTTTAGTTAGTCCTAACTCTCTTTCTACTTTTTGTGTATCTTCATTTATATTGTCTGCAACTGCTTCTTCAAAAATTCTTTGCACATCTGCCCCAGACATTTGTTTACCATCAATAGTGTATTGACCTTCTTTTTCAACGTTAGTAATTATATTTTTTCTAAGTTGCCTGTTAAATGTTAAACGATCTTTTTTATCTACAGGTATCATCTGTGGAAATCTTAATTTACTAGAGTCCATAACCATAGGAGTAGATAAATCAAGTTCTTGAGTTGCTTGATAATCTTGTACATTTATTCTTGCTCCTTTCGTAGCGCTTTCTGTATGCACTACATGTACTTTGTTAGTACGAAAAGCCTCAAGCATAGGTCTTAAGTACTCAAAATCTTTAGCTAACTCTGGTGTCACTACTGTGTAAGAGTTTTTATCCATATGCATAGTACTAAGACCATCTTTTACGTTAGTTTGCTCATGATATGGTTTTAAAGGAGCAACCGGTCTATTATAACCACCTCCTTGTAAATATACTTTATATGCATTTTCATCTTCTTGTGTCCATTGACCCATACCTTGCATGATCCCGCGGTACATGTCTACACTAATAAAAGACTGTGCATCTGATTTATTAACTCCATCTTCATTTAGCTCAGATTTTGGTAAATATTTATTAGCAATTTCTTCTGAGAGTCCATTACGTTTTAAAGTTTCTACAACTTCTATTGCTCTTTCTCTATCTTGAAAATCAAAGTCTTTAATTACCAAGGCGTTATACTTAGGCATCATTCCATACTGTGTATCGTTTTCATCAAATCCTTGTATAGCTAATTTAGTACCAGGCGTATTTACAAGTCCCATACGTTTGTAAAAATCTGCCTCATCTTTTGCAAAAGAATATCCACTTCTTAATAGTTTAGTTATTTCTATTCTATTTACAAACTCATCAAAAATAAAATCTTTAATAAATGCTGATTTCTTTTCATTGTTATTTAAATTAGAATCTACATCTCTGACTAATTGTACATCAAAACTAGTTAATTTAGTTTCTAAGTCTTGTTCAAACCCAGTTAACATGTCTTCAACTTCTTGTACTTTTTCTGCAAGTAATTTTTTAAATAGAGCGCTATCTGTATTTTGATTACCTGCAAGAAAGTTATCAAGTAGATCAGACATATCTTGTAAAGCATGTATTTTTGTATTTACTAAACCATAAATTTGTGTCATTGTGTATACTGAACCATCTTTTGCATACTTATCAGATCCTTTTTTATAGTGATACCCTTCTATAATTTTAGATTCATCTTTAGTTTTTAAAAGTTTATTGGCCTGATCTATTCTAGCTAAGTCTTGTATTATAAGTCCTTCTATTATTTCTGTTCTACTTAATGTAATACCAAAAGAAGAAAGTCTAGATATTTTAGGTACTTGTATAAATCCCATTTGTCTACGGTCTGCTTGTATATGTAAAGCAGATAAAGAATAAGCGCTGTTTCTGTTTACATAACCTATTAACCTTTCTTTTAATGATGTCTTATCATTTTGAGAAGAATAATCTACTGCATCTTTTGTACCATCTTTATATGAATCTAATACATACGCTATAAAATTTTCTTTTGCATTTCCTTTAGGGCTAGTTAAAGCTCTTAATAATACAGATTTATATTTATTTACACCAGGATTAAAAAAAGGATCTTCTTTTAAAGACTGTACAAATTGTCTAAGTTCATATATTTGTTTAGGGTCATTAAACAACTCTGTTAATTCATCAACAGCTGTTGGTAAATTTACAGGGTAGTACTGCTTATTTGTACCACTAATAAATGTTCCAAAAGGCTGACTGTCAAAGAGTATAGAAAGCCCTGCTATTTTTGTTACTATACTTCCTTCTTTGTCATGAAAGTTTTGTGACGGAGTAGTTTCTAATAGTTTAATAAGTTTTTCAAAATTTTTATTAGGCTCAAATACAAAAGATGATAATAAATCTCCTTTCGTTATTCTAGACTCATTACCATTTGTGTAATACGATTTTATATTATTTTGTGTACTTTCTAAAGTAGGTCCATAATTCATACCCAGTTCCCAAAGATAAGTTCCTAAAGCGTCTAACTGCTGCTCAGTCCACTCTTCTTTACCTTCAGCTTGTTTTACAATGTCCCATGCTTTTCTAATACGTTTTACTTTTTCTGGTTTAACCGATAGTTTATCTTGCTCTGAGATATAAACAGCTCTTGGATTATTTATTCCATATTCAGTAGAGTTATCTCTAAAGTTTCTTTTAGCTCTTATAGCAACATTACTTTGATTAGAATTTATAATAAGATTTCTAACTCCATACTTATTTGTTTTTTCTTTTTTAAACAATAAGAATTTTTTATATGTATTTTTAAAAGCAGAAAATATAGCTGCTTTTTCTCCAGGTTTTAATGATAATAATTTAGTTACAATTGCTTTTACTTCTGGTTTATAAACAGAAAGATAGTCTAGCCTAGAGATCATTTCTTCAAAGTCTGGTTGACCTACTGCTGCTTCTGCTACAATAGCATACACTCTGTCTGTAGGTAAAGTTTCAGGAAAGCCTAAACTATTTTCACCAACCGAAATATTACTTAAAATAGCTTTTGCTTTTGCAGATAGTTTGTTTTGTGGATTATCTTGTAATCTAGAGTTATTGTATACTCTTACAAATTCGTCGTCTAGTTCTTCTAGTATAGACTCTCCATTTCGTAGTCTCATATTATACCTAGAGAAACTATCTTTTAATATGTCTCTAACTCCTATAGTTTGTGTATTACCTAACGCATCTTGTTTAGATTCCCACTGATCATATGCACTTATAAATACATCAAACATAGGGGCTAAACTTATATTTTCTTCTTCTATCTTTTTTATAAAGTTATCATAGCCATTCTCACCCATGTTAAGAATTTTAAATAACTCTTTAGCTTTTTCAATGTCTATAGTATTATTAAATGCTGCTAATAAAGTTTTATCTTTTAAAGTATTAAATATAATATCAGCATTATCAACTCCTGCTTTTATTTTTAAAGTATTTGTAAATCCTATAAGAGTATTTATAAGTTCTGATTGTATTTCTGCATTTTCTACTTCTGTTCTATTTAGATCTAATACTCTACTCTGTTGTTTATCTACCATAGAAACAGGAAAACTTTTCATTTTACTATTTAAAAACTCATAGATGCCTATACCAGCAAATAATCTAGGCTCATTATTTTCATCTAAGTTGTTAGCAAATCTTTCTATTTGTGATATATCTTGTTTTTCAAAATCAAACCCATAGAACTTTTTAAATTCTTCTCCATATATACTTTCGTACATAGCTTCTGCTTCTGCATTAGACCCTACAGCATCTCTTAAATCTTTTAAAAGTTTTGAATCTTTACCATTAGGTAATATGGCTCTACCATTTTCTATTCTACAACTCATTTTTTACAATTCTTTTTGTTAAATTTATCTTTAAACCCTTGCGGAGATACTGTTTTACTTTTTGTTGGTTTTAAAGCTTTTTCCATTAAAGGGTCAAATATTGCATCAATTTGGTCAATAACACCTTGCTCAGTATTAGAATCTTTTATACGCACACCTCTTATTGGAAGGTTTACCATGTAGGTATCGGTTTTCTTTCCTTTCCTAATGCTAGTAATACCTATTATATTTTTAATTGCTTTTTCTCTTTCTGCAACTAAAGACTGTAGTTCAAATCCAGGTAAATCTAATTCTACTGGTGGTTTTAATTCCTCTTTATCTATAATTTCCTGTTTTGTTTCTCCTAATATATCACCTCTTTCAAATGTAACTTTAGGATTATTAAATAAACTTTCACCTATCTTAACAGCATCAATACTAAGTATAGAAAAATGCCCATCTCCTTCTACTCTATCTCCTACTTCTTGACTACTAAATAAATATTCTTGATAGTTATCATAAGTATTACTTGGATTTGTAGGACTAGTATATTCTTCTGTACTATTAGCAAACCCTTTATCTACGTGATATTTTTTATTATTTAAAAATACTGCAAAGTCTTCTGCTAAATTAAATTTTAAACTCTCTGTATCTCGTTTACCTTTACTTTCATACCTACTTCTTGTAGTATTATCACCTGATGCATCTACTACTTCTACAAGATCAAAAAATGCTTTATTGTTGTCTAAAGCTTTAACCATCTCATTTTCATTAATACGTATAAGCTTTCTAAGTTTAGGACTATAGTACACTATATATTTATCTCCGTTTTCAAAAGCACTAAAGTCTAAATGTCTAGGATTACTACTACTTTTTATTATACTAGTTGCTACAATCTGTCTAGCTGTATCATAGTTCTTTTCTTTTATTAAGTCTAACACTTTTAATTTTGATGCAGGAGATAGATTAGCTGTGCTTAGTATGTATACTCTTGCCTTACCGCCTGGTACATTTTCTGGCCTTACAACTACAGCTATCTGATCCATTCTTCCCTCTGCTTGTTCACGCTGTGCTTCTCTTCTTATTTGAGGTAAATCTGCTTGATTTTTTTCTTCACTAACCGTTGCTATTTCCCATTGTATAACTTCTGGTTGTGCAGAAGCAGAGGTTCCTCCTGCGGTAAATGCTAGTAGTACATTTTCAGTTTTACCATTACCTATTACATCTTTTATATTAAAGAAATATTTAGTATTTGCAGCTTCTGATAACACAGCATTATTATAATTATTAGCAACTACCTCTGCTATTTTTGTAGTTACTTTTTGACCTGCTTGTATTTTTTGTACTAAAGCTTTTCTTTCTTCACTCTTATTAGCTTGTAGTTTACCTACTATTGTATCTCCTACCTTTACATAAATAGGTATTTGTTCAATTTCTGTTGGTTTACCTTTGTGGTTTTCTACAAAAAAATCATTTTCTATTATTACAAATTCTACTTCTAATCCTGCTACATCTCCTAATAAAGGATCCATGCTAATTAATATAGGTTTATCATTTATAGTGTCACCGGTTGATCCATCAGGCACGCCATTTTCATCTACCCCTATTTTCATGTTGTTCACCCACATAGTAGGATCTACTGCTAGTTCTAAATCTAAAACAGGGGTTTCTGCATTATCGTTTTCTACACTAACATCATCAAAAATTTCTAATTGATCAGTGTCTAATATTACTCTTCTTTTTGGAGGCGCAGTTTCTTGCTCAGTTACATCTTCTTCTTGTTCTAATATATCTGATATTGATTGTTCATTTGGATCTTCTTGTACTTCTGCTGCTGTAGTTTCGTCTCTTTTATTTATTTCTTCTAGCCTATCAATTGCTCTAACTAGTCCTGCTCTCTCTGTGTCTGATAGTTTAGAAGTGTCTATAGATTTAAGTAGTTTAAGTCTATTAGCTACAGGAAGGCCTTTATCTCTATCTAAATATTTAATTGTTGCCTCATCTTCTTCACGTTTAAGCTCATTATATTTTTTTTGTGCATCTACTTTTGCTTCTCCTTGAGGATCTTTTACATTATTTTTAACCTCTTCACTAGTCTTAGCCTCTTCAACAGCTTTTTTATTTTCAGAGTCTTTTGCTCTTTGTTTTGCAGCAGCTACATTTTTTGTTACTTCTTTTTGAAACTCTGCTTGTTCAAAGTTGTCTGAACTAAGTCTTATATGTGCTTCAACAGCTTTATTATTTTGAGCTAATAAACCTAAATAATCTTGAGCATTTTTTCTAAACTGTTTTATTATTTTAGGATCTACATTGTTTTTAAGAAGCATAGTATCTATTTCTCTAAGACGTTTTGCTGTAAGTCCTAATTCTTCTGTAGCATTATAATCTTCAGCGCTTTCTTTACCATAGTTAGGTAATGCTAAAGTGTATTTCATGTTTAAACCAGCCCCATTATTTAAATTAACTGAGCTTTCTAGTAAAGCTTGCATGTTATCACCTATACTTTTAAGTCTTCTATTTCTATCTTTAATGTTAGACATGTTTAGTATAAGCTGCGCACGTAAGTTTTCTTTATTATTGAAAACAGTGTCCTCTGCGTCTCTTTCTTCTTGAGTCATACGCATTCTAGGAAGACCGGTTGTTCTGTCTGCTGGAGGAAACTCTTCGTTTATACTATCATAGGTTTCTTTAAAAGCTTTAAATTTTTTCCTAGCTCCATTTATTATATCTTGTTTTGACTTACCTGCTGGATTACTAGGAGTACTTGTTTGTTCTTCTATAGATTTTGTAGGATCATATCCAAAAGCTTTAGCAAACTCTGCATCTTCTAAAGACGCTGCATCATCTAGCTTTTCCATGAACACATCAAATCCTCCATTTTCTAATGCTTCAAATGCATTGTAAGTAATAAGTTTATTTTGTGCATCTTTAAACTTTTTTATATCACCAGCTTCTCTTGCCTGTTCCATTTGCTGCAATGCTATTGTCATTGCATTTGCTGTTTGTCCTTTATTAGCAGCATTTTTTAAAAACCCTCCATTTAAAAGATCAGTTAAATATTGTGCTTTTTCTTTTCTTTGAGCATAGGGTCTTTGCACTGCGCTAGTAACACCGGAAATACCTCCCCCTACTATAGCTCCAACTAACATAGACTCTAAACCTTCTTGTGTTCCAAATGTTTCATTAAGCCCTTGTAGTATAGATTCAGTTGCATCTTCAAATCCAGAATTATAATATTTATCTGTGTGATAATCTACTGCTCCTACTTTACTAGCAAACTGCCATCCTTCCTGGAATGCTTCAGTTAAAGAGCCCTGAGCAAAAGGTTTTAATCTAGATAATGCAGATCTAAACAGTCCTCGTTGCCCTACTGTATTTATAACTTGGCTAGTAGCGGCATCTAAAGCTACGTCTCTATTTATTTTAGATGCTGTTTTAAATCCTGCTACTTGCTTACCAAACATAAATAGATTGGTACCGGCTAATACTGGGAGCTGTGTAATAAAATCTGTATTACCTGCAGCATATGATGCTTCTAATATTTTTGCAAGGCGTTCTTCTCCTAGATCTCTTTCATTTGTTAAGTCTAGTCTTTCTAATTCTTTTTCTACAAGTCCTTCATATGCTTGTTTTTGCGCCTCCCTTGCTTCTACAGATGCTTCTGCTAAAGACATATACAAACCCATTTCTACAGTATTAGCAGCAGTAAGTAATCCTTTTGCTTTAGAAGCTTTAAAAGTTTTATCTGCTAGTTGTGTACCAGTTGTAATAGCTTTTGACACTTGATACATACTCTGAAGTTTTTGAGATTTAGATGCTAAATTAACTCCTCTAGCAATAAGGCCTGTACCACCTGTTAAAAACATAGTAGCAATAGACCCTAAACTATATCCTGCACCGTTTAATACTGTATCAGCCCAAAAGTTAGCAGTACCTAGTTTTTGCCCAGTAGGCATATCTATCTCTGCCTGGGTTTTATAGTTAGGCATAGCTTCACGCATCCAATCATTAGCTTTATCTATACTTTGACCTATAAAGTTATCATAGTAATATCCTGAACCAAAAGCCATTTCTCCAAGCCCTGCTAATACACCTAATGTATTTTCTGTAACAGCTCCTACAGTTGTAACTATTGCTTTAGTAAAACCATTAAGCCACTTTTCTCCAGTTCCTTGATTTTTAGCTCTTTGTTCGTCCCAATTAAAGTTTCTTGTAGTAGGTACATCATACTTTCTATACTTACTTAAATCATCAGTGTATATGTTTGTAAAATTTATAGAATCAAAAGGGTCTAATTGTCCATAAGGATTAGTATAATCTCCTACAGTTTTAAGTTTATCCTGTGTTATATAAAAAGGATTGTCAAAATTCTCAGATACTTTTGATACAGGCAGGTTTGTTTCCTTATTTAATTTTACAATTATTGACATATTAATATATATACTCGTTTAGTTCTTTTTCTCTAATATACTCTGTTAACTTTTCTTTACCTACTTTTGATGTATATGGTTTACCATCTATTATAATCTCATCATTAGCATAATCAAATACAACACTTCCATCAAAGACTGGTACAGGCCATTTTCTTAAATCTCCAGCTCTACCAGTTCCCCAAAGTCTTTCTACTTTATATGGAACATCATTTGTAAACTTAGTAATACTTTGAGATTGTAATTCATTAGCATTAATAAAAATAGATTTAGTTTTACCTGTGTGTTCGTCTTTATTAGAATTACCTAAGTCTTGTACTACAACTCTAATTAATGCACTTCCATCAGGACTAGCTACATTTACTAAACCTGTTTGCTCGTATATTATTTTATAATTATTTTTACTTCCAAACTCTTCTTCTATATACTTACCAAATGCTATTTTTTCACCATTAGCTCCAAATACTTGTACGTCAGAAGGTAAAGATCTTGTTTTTAAAACGTTGTGTATAGTAGTTCTAGTTTTATCTTCAGGATCTGCAAATGATAAATCTACTTGTCCATCATATTTAATCTGTGCATCTTTTAAATCGTTTTCTATTGCTGTTCTATCTTTTTCCGTGTTCTTAGTAAATTTAATTTTTGCCTGTCTTAAAATATGCTGCACCTTAAGTAAAGATAAATCACTTTTATCTAATCGTTTTTTATCAATATTAGGTGACATATCACCTTTAGCTATTAAGTTTTTATGTAGTATTTTAGCAACGCTAGGTACAGATAAAGAGCTACTATAAGCACTACCACCAATTGCATCAGGATTTGGATCATAATAAATTGCTTCTAATGCTTCATAAATTGTAGAACCTTCAGGTATTACACCTTCCTCAATCATTATATCTTTAATATCTGCAAACGTTAACATTTCTTTCCTATTGGTATGAGAACTTCGAGGATCGTTAAGCGGATAGCCTCTATTTTCATATACTTTAGATTCTTGTTCATGGTATTCTTGTTCTGAAAGATCACCTCTAACTAGTTCTTTAGCCTCTGCTAGCTGTCTAAGTACAATATCTTTTTGATCTCTTGCACGCTTAACTTTGTTTATATCTCTCATAAGTATAGACTTATCCGGTGCATTGTCCCCTAACTGAGTTAGTAAAGATTCCATTTCTTCATCACTATTAACGTTATACAAAGATTGAAGAGGACTTTCTAGTGTGCTATAGATTTCATTGTCTACAACACTTTTTATTACTGCATCTTGTTCAGCAATATATTTATCTTTAGCAATACGAGTAGGACCTCCAATAGCCTCAGCAGATAAAGCATCTGGTGCGCCAGCTTGCATTATAACTGTAGGTACAGTTTCTTGACTGCCTACTCCTACTCCTTCAGGATCTAATAATTTATAGTTTAGAACTCTTGTTATATTTTCATAAGCATATTTACCTGTTGCCATGTCTCTATAATTACCTTGCAGTTCAATATATCTATTATTTTTTAAAGCAGTTATAGTACTATTTTCTACTTTAATTCTTTCTAAGTTAGTAATTAAATCTTCTAAATTTGTAACGGAATTATCTCTTATTGTCTCTCCATCTTTATCTAAGCCTTTTTTATTTTTTAACTTAGTAATTTGAGACTTATAGTTTTTAACTATATCAGTAAATTCTTTTTCTGGATCAAGCGTATCAAATGTTTCTAATTCAGCTTGTTGAGCTAATGTGTTTTTAACATCAGACCTACTCATTACAAGATTCATAACTTTGTCTACTACATGATCTGGTACACCCTCAATTTTATCTCCGCTTTGTACTTGCCATACAGCTTTTCCTGCGTCTTTATCAAACACATTTTTAAACGTCGCATCTCTTAAAGTTTCTATATCTGTTAAATCCAACATTCTAGGATCTACATCTTTAAACTCATTTATAATAGCTTCATTTATGTCAACATCTTGTACATATCCTACACCTTTAAAATAAGAATCTCTATCTACTACTCCTGATGCAGTTTTTTGTATTCCTTGATAATTCATTCTAGACTGCCTCATTCTACCATCTCTTGTTTCTGCAGTTATTTTACCGTTTTCATAATCTTCATCTAAACTTGTTTTGTACGCCTTATGTAAATCTAAGCTTTTCTTATAAGGATTATAATCTTTGACAAAATCCATAGCATCTTTATTAATACTCATACCTAAATTTTCATAATCTTTTCTTTGACTTCTAGTTTTAATATTACCATTATAAGTATCTGCAAGATTATTTATTGCTTCTGTATCTTCTTCCATGTGCTCCATATTCATAACAGACGTAGCTAAAGTATTATCTGCTTGTAAATTAGATAAAAACTCTTGTCTTTTCATTTGATTAATCTGCACAGATCCTGTGTCTCTGTACATTGATTGAATAGGTTGTAGTTCGTATTTTGCCATTTTATGATTTCAATTTATTTAATGTTTCTATCGTCAGAAGATTAATTTCATCATCAGACGCACCAGGATTTTGCTTTCTTAAATAGTTAGATAGTATATCTCTTTGGTATATACCATCTGAACCAAATGCTTTAGCTATTCGTTCCTGTGAATCGAATGCCATTTTATCTCCCATTACTGTTCCTATACCTTGACCTAGTGTATTTAAAATTGCCATTCTATTACTAATTTTTTCACTCTCTCTCATATTTTTTGCCGTTACATTAGCGGAATCAACTGCTGCTTTTCTAGCTGCTTCTCTTTGTATCATCTGTGCGTTTACACTAGCAGCTTTTAACTCGTTTTGTACATTCATCATTTCTGCTTTTTGTTGACTTTGCTTAGATAAATTTTCAGCTGTTAATCTATCTTTAGACTCTTGTGCTCCTATATTTGACAAGGCATTTAAAGATTTACTATAATTAAGTTGTCTATTACTTTGATCTCCAGGGCCTAGACCTGCTCTATCAAGCGCTAAGTTTTGTCCTGTATATAAACGAGATACTGCTGCTCTAGCTGCGTCTTGATTAGGGGCATCATATGTTTGACCCTTAACTCTACCTGCTACTATAGGGCTTTCAAATCCAGGAGTATACTTATATTCTTCAAGATCTTTTTGTTTAGTAAGCATTGCTCCAACCACTGGTAAAAATGCTGCAGCTAGTCCTA